AGCGACGACCCCGCGCGGCCTGATCTGCGGTTCTCCTATCTCGGCCGCGACTACACGGCGGAGGACATCGTGCACAGCAAGTTCCTCAACGTGCCCGGACGTCTTCGCGGCCTCGGCCCCATCTCGGCAGCGCGCGAGGAAATCGAGGCCGCACAGCTCGCCCGCGACTACAAGGCGAAGTTCTTCACCGACGGCTCGAACCTCAAGGGCTATCTGCGCACATCAGAGAACATCACACAAGAAGCCGCGCAGCAGGCCAAGGCATCATGGAAGGCGTCGGGCGAGGCCGGCGACATCAAGGTAGTCGGCAAGAGCCTGGAATACGTGCCGCTCTCCCTGAAGCCGGCGGACCTGCAATTTCTGGAGACTCAGAAGTTCGACACCACGCAGATCGCCCGTCTGCTCGGCATCCCGGCAAGCATCATGCTCGCCGCCGTCGATGGCTCGAACCTCACCTACAGCAACATCGAACAGTCGTGGATCGAGTTCGCGGACTACACGCTGGCGGCCTACACCGGCGAGATCGAGGAGATCTTCAACCGTCTGCTGCCGCGCGGCCGAACCGCGAAGTTCGACTGGGACAGCTCGCAGCGCGCGAACATGAGCGACCGATACACGGCTTACAAGACCGCCATCGAGGCCGGTTTCCTCACCGTCGATGACGTGAGGCGCAAGGAAGGGCTGCCGGCACTCGTGAAAGGAGAGGAACAATGAACATCGAGAAACGTGAAATCGCCTGGAAGGGGCTGACGCTCCGCTCGGCCGACGACGCCGGGGCATCGACGGTGGAGGGCGTCGCGGTGCCGTTCGGCGACATCATCGATACGTGGGACGGCGCGGAGACCTTCGACCGCGATTGCTCTTTCGATGGGCTTGACGAGGCGAAACTGTGCTTCGAGCACGGCGAGACCATCGGACGGATCACCAACGCGGAAAGCAGGGACGACGGCCTGCACATCACCGCGCGGATCAGCGACACGGCACGCGGCCGCGACGCGATGACCCTGATCCGTGACGGCGTGCTCGACAGCTTCTCGGTCGGCTTCGTCCCGATCGAATCGCAGAAGGACCGCGACGGCATCACCCACCGTCGGAAGGTCAGGCTGCTTGAGACCAGCATCGTGAGCTGGCCGGCCTACCAGAACGCGAAAATGACCAAATCAGCGGCACCAGCCGTGGAACACAGGAAGGAAACCATGGAGAACAACAACGAACTGATGGACCTGATCCAGTCCATGCAGGAGGAACAGCGCGGCATCAAGGCCGAGATCAGCAAGATGGGCGCGAAACCGGCGCCGGCGGCCATCGGCGCGGCCTACCGAAGCCACGGCGAATACATGCAGGCCCTCGCGCGAGGAGACGAGCAGGCCATGGCCGTGATGAAGGAATGCCGTGACCTGATCTCGACCAAGGACACCGGCAACACCGCCACCTGGATCGCCGATGATCTCAAACTGATCGAGGAACGCCGCAAGGTCTCCCAGCTCCTGGCCCATGACACGCTCCCGGCGACCGGCATGAGCATGGAATACCATGTCGTGACCTCCGACACCAGCGCCGTCGGCAAACAGGAGACGGAAGGCGCCGATCTTTCCTTCGGAAAAATCAGCTTCGGCACCAAGACGGCCGACATCAACACCTACGGCGGCTACACCACCCTGAGCCGCCAGACCATCGAACGCAGCACCACGCCGATGCTCAACACCGCGATCACCGCGTTGCAGAACGCTTACGCGAAGGCCACCGAGAAGGCCGTGCGCGACCACCTGTACGCGGAGATCAAGGCGCAGCGCGACGCGTCCAAGGACGCCAACAAGATCGACGCCCCTCAGCTGGCATCAATGACCATCGACGACTGGGTGTCCCTCATCATCGACGCATCCGAGCTGGCCGACGACCGCAACGTGTCGCTGACACGCCTCGCGGTCTCCAAGGACGTGCTCAAGGCGCTGGTGAGGCTCAAGGACACCGGCGACCGTTTCTTCAACCTCAGCGGCGACGGCACCGACACCATCGGCAGCTTCGACCTGACCGGCGTGGCCGGCACGTTCATGCGCGTCCCCGTCGTGCTGCTGCCGAACGCCGACGCAGGACTGGCCAGCTTCATCGACCCCGCCGCCGTGACCGTCTGGGAATCCGGCGGCCCGGCGCAGCTGACCGACGGGAACGTGACCGGCCTGACCAACAGCTACAGCGTCTACGGATACATGGCGGTGGCCACGACCCATGCGGACGGCCTGATTCCGGTGAAGTTCGCCACGGCATGATGATCGCTGACAACATCCTGCTGCAACGGCTCCGCGACGAGGTTGGAGTGCCGGCCGGAGAGGACGAACGGCTCACGGTCAAACTCGCGGCGGCGCGCCGATACGTCGCGCACGCGGTCGGCACCGCCGCCGTCGATGACGATTTGCTGGCCGATTGCATCGTCTCCTGCGCGGCGGACCTGTTCAACATGCGTGACGCGCGCCTGGGCGTGATGGACGTGGGCGATTCGACCGTGGAACCATTCAGGATCTCCACCGACCCGCTCCGCTCGGTCTGGCCGAAACTCCGCGCCGCCGGCGTGCTCACCGGGGGCATGGTGATCGCATGAACATCCAGGAACAACGCGCCGCGCTGATGAACACGCTCACCGACATGCTCGATGGACTGGTCAGCAGCGTCAGCATCGACGCCCAACTGATCCGTCCGACAGCCGGCAAAGTCGCGGTGTTCATCGAACCGCCAACCGTGGAATGGCCATCATGGGGCCCGCCAGAGCCGGTCTGGACGTTGGACGTCATCGCCGGCACGCCGGCCACGCAGCCATCGGCCGTCGATGACATCCTCGCCGCGCTCGACCGGCTCGCCGACAAGGGCCTGAACCTGCAGAAGGCCACGCCGGCAAGCTGGAGCCTGGCCGGCGCCGGCACGCTCGCGGCCTACCAGGTCACATTGAACGCTTTGGAAATCGAAGAAACAGAATAGGAAGGAAACAATCATGGCTGGAAAGATCCGCACGCTCGGCCCAGGCATCTTCAAGATCACGGACACGCTCGACGGCAGGGACTTCAGCGCCGACCTGACCAAGGCGCAGCTGAACCCGTCGAACAGCAGCGACGACCCGACGACCTACCTGGACGGGTCCGAGGAAACGAACACCACGACCACGTGGACGTTCGAGGGCACCGTGGGCGACGACTTCAGCGAGGACGGTCTGGCCGTCTGGCTCTTCGATCACAAGGGCGAGACGCTGCCGGCCCAGTTCGTACCGAACACGGACGGCAAGATCCAGTGGACCTTCAACGTCACCATCGAGCCAATCGCCATCGGCGGCGACGTCAAGTCCAAGAACACGAACGATCTGAGTTTCGCCGTCACGAACGTCGCCCACGCGGCCTACTCGGGTGCGTGATGGCTGACAAGGCGCTGATGGTCGTCGGCCAGAGACGCTTCGTGCAGACGATGCGCAAGGCCGGCGCGGACATGGACGACCTGAAGGAAGTGAACCGCGAGGCGGCAGAGATAGCGCTGCCCGCGGTCCGCAACCTCGCGCCGCGCGGCAAGACCGGCAGGTTGGCCGGCAGCCTCCGCGTCGGCGCGACGAAACGCGCCGGCGTCATCCGCGCGGGACGCAAGGCCGTGCCATACGCCGGCCCCATCAACTACGGCTGGCCGGCACGCCACATCAAGCCAAGGCTCTTCGTCAACAACGGCGTCGCCTCCACCGAGAGCCAATGGCGGCAGGTCTACAAGGACTTCATCGACAAGACATTGAAACAAGTGAAAGGAAAATGACATGGCAACCACACGGATCACCTACACGGACGGCAAGCACGAGCTCGTGCCGATCACGATGCGCGCCACCTGCAAGGCCGAAGCGCACGCCATCGAGGCCGGCTGGGGGCCCATCACCCAGTCCCCCGTCCGGTCCGGGGCCTACGCGGCCTACGCGGCCCTGCGCATGGCCGGCCGCAATCTTCCCGACTTCGAGCATTGGCTGGACACCGTGGCGTCCTTCGACCTCGCGACCGCGAAGGAGGACCCCGAAGAAGGAAACCCTACGGACTAGCCGAGTGGCCCAAAGGCTCGCTCGGCCGTCTCTCGTTCCTCCTGGCAAGCCGTTTCGGCGGCACGCCATGGCAATGGAGGAACGAGGCCGACGAACTGGATTGGGGCACCGGACTGGCCGAACTGCTCAAGGAAGCGGAAGAATCGCAGAAGGAGTGAACCGTGGCGCACAGCGCGATCATGAGCGTGCGCATCACCGGCAACGCCGATGATGCCGTCAAGGCGTTCGAGAAGACCACCACGAAGGCGGCCGCTTTCGGCAGCGCCATCGGCGGATTGGCCGTCAAGGGCGTGACCGCGCTGTGGGACAAGCTCAAGGGCTTCGCGAGCGACGTGGTGAACATGTCGGACAGCACCGACAAGTTCATGAACACCATGAGCTTCGCCGGCATCGACACGAAGGCCGTGCAGGCCGCCGCGAAGGAGACCAGGAAATACGCGGACGACACCGTGTATGGGCTCGACGACATCCAGAACACCACCGCGCAGCTGGCCGCCAACGGCATCGGCAACTACATGGAACTGACCGAAGCGGCCGGCAACCTGAACGCAGTGGCCGGCGGCAACGCCGACACGTTCAAAAGCGTCGCGATGATGCTCACGCAGACCGCAGGCGCGGGCAAGCTCACCACCGAGAACTGGAACCAGCTGACAGACGCCATCCCGGGCGCGTCCGGCAAACTCCAGGAGGCCCTGCTGAAGAACGGCGCGTACACGGGCAACTTCCGCGACGCCATGGCCAAGGGCGAGATCACGGCCGACGAGTTCAACCAGGCGCTGCTGGACCTCGGCATGACCGACGTGGCGAAACAGGCCGCGACATCCACCAGCACCATCGAGGGAGCCATGGGCAACCTCGAAGCCGCAGTGGTCGGCGGTCTGACCGACGCGTTCAACCTGTTCAAGCCGGCGGTCACGGGCGGCATCAACGCGGCATCAACTGCCGTGACCAGCCTGGCCACCAACGGCGTGCAGGGATTGCAGACGTTCTTCGGCCAGGTCAAGGACACCGGCGCGTTCACCGCATTGCAGTCCGCCGCGCAATCCGTCGGCGGCGGCCTGCAATCATTGTGGAACGGCATCATGGCGGTCGTGAACGCGATGACCGGAGGACAGCCGGCGGGAACCGCGTTCGGCAACGTGCTCAACACCGTCGCCACGGCCGCGCAGACGGTCGGCGGCTGGCTGAAGACCGCCGGCGACTGGATCAGTCAGAATCTGGATCTTGTGACCCCTCTCGTGGCCGCGATCGGCGGAGCCGTGGCCGCGGTGACCGCCGTGACCACGGCCATGCAGCTGGCCGCGGCCGCTCAAGCGCTGCTCAACGCGGTCATGAACGCGAACCCGATCATGCTGGTCATCACGCTCATCGCCGCACTCGTGGCCGGACTCACCTACTTCTTCACCTGCACCAACACCGGCAAGGCCGTGTGGTCGAGCTTCACGAGTTTCCTCTCCGGCTGCGTGCAGGGCATCATCGGCTTCTTCTCCGGTCTCGGCTCCACCATCATCGGCATCTTCAGCTCGGCCGCGAACGGCGCCAGGAACGCATGGAACGGCGTGGTCGGCTGGTTCCGTGGACTGCCGGGCTCCATCGCCGGGTTCTTCGGCAACGCCGGCAGCATCCTGTACAACGCCGGCGCAAGCATCATCAGCGGTTTCCTCAACGGCCTCAAATCGATGTGGAGCAACGTGACCGGCTGGATCAGCGGCATCGGCGACTGGATCAAGGCGCACAAAGGCCCGATCAGCTACGACCGGAGGTTGCTCATCCCCGCCGGCCAGGCCATCATGACCGGTTTTGCGCAGGGCCTTAACAACGGGTTCGACAACTCCGTGGAAACCGCCATCGGCCGCGCCAACCGCAGACTCGCGGCCATGCCCCTCAACCTCTCCGCACAGGGCAACACGGCCACGCCAGCCGTGGTCAACACCTGGAACGTGGAGATCAACGGCGAGGTCATCGACAAGGACGGCACCGCCAAGGCCATCAAACGGCTCCTGGCCGACTACGACGCAAGGAGGTCATGATGCAACAGTGCTTCATGTTCATCGACACCGGCAACGGTTGGACACCGGTGAACGACTCCGCCAAGGACGTCGCCGCCCTCGACTCGTTCACCATCGACTGGGGCAGCGACAGCATCGACGAACAACCCGAGCCGGCCGTCATGTCGTTCACATTGCGCGACCGGACCGGACTGCTGGTCGGCCAGGCATTGACATTGGCCGGCATGAAGGTGGTCGTCCAATTCTCCAACCAACCTCGATGGATGGACCTGACACCGGCGATGGGCAGCTGGCATGATCTGCGCATCCCCATCGACTCGCTCCACAAGACGTACTCGCCAGACTCGCCAGACTCGCCAGACTCGCCATCCGAAACAATGTTCGCCGGCACCGTCTCCACCGGCGGCAGCATCGAACCGGCCAGCGACGGCGGGTGGCTGCTCAAACTCTCCGCCACATCGAGGATGGCCATATGGAAACGCCTGCAATCACAAGGACCGACAGACACGGCCGCGAAATGGAACGGCGCGCACTGGATAGGCACACCATCCGCACGCCTCAAGGAGATGAACCGCAGAGCCTCGGCGCAGGGAGCGCCGGAAGCCCAACTGGACGGGCTCGCCCTGCCATCGAGCGTCGCGCCATTCGCGCCATCAGACCATCCATCGCAGCTCGACCTGCTGCACAGGCTCACCGCCGGGCCACGACTCCCACAGTGGCATGAGGTCTACGACGGCGCGGCATCAACCCTCATGCCGCTGTTCATCGCCGACCCGATCGCCGTGCACCTGACGTCGGACGGCCGTCTCAGCATTCTCACCGGCGGAGAGACCCGCCACGCGCTCTCGGCCTCCGACATCGAAGCATCGACCGATCTGAGCATCACCGAACCATTGACACAGGTCGTCATCAACGCGAAACGCGTCAAATCGGACAACGGCAAGCTCTCTTTCGACGACGTGGAGATCACGATGGGAGACCAGAACCGTCTGCCACCACAATTGACCGCCATGCAGAAGAGCCTCACCCTCGATTCCGACATGCTCGCCGTGGACGACTCGGGCGGCGTATGGGACAGCGGCGGCACCTCGAACGTCAGCGGCACGGACCGCGCCAACATCGCGCAATGGCTCGAATCGCACGACCTGCGCATGATCCCGGAGACCGTGACGTTCAACAGCACGCGAATCGACCCGGCACGACTTCCATGGCTGTACAAGGCGGCACCATCCGGCCCGTTCATCATCGTCAAAGCCAAGGCATCGGCCCTGACCGGCTCAGACGGCCGACCGTCCTTCACCGGCCCCATCACGACCATCGGCGGAACGCTCTCATACCGATGGCGCAACGGCAAGCCCACACTCACCCAGGAAGCGACGCTCACGGCGCTCCGGCCGCTCCTAACGAAACGAATCACATGGGCCGACCTGCCATCCGGCCTCAGCTGGCAGCAGCTCGACCTGCACATCTGCGACCTCTCGATGATCCAGGTCATCGACACTTCTTCACCCACCGCCGAAAAGGAAGGAACACAATGACAGCAACAACACCCATCTACGGGCTCTCATATCCCGAAGGCTCCGACCTTGTGTCAACCGCGCCGGACTCGTTCAAGGCCATGGCCGGCACGTTCGAGCAGGCGCTTTACGCGGTCGACCAGCGGTCCACCCCAGCCGGCGCGACACCTGTGATCGCCACCACGCTCGAATCGCTGAAGGCACAGACAGCCACGGTCGGCCAGACCGGCTTCGTCACCTCGGACGGCGACAACACCGGCCCGTACCTCTGGGACGGGACCAGCTGGCATCACGCACACTGGTACACCGCCGATGACAAAGCCAAAACAACGCTTGTTAATAACAAATCAGGCTGGAAATGCGAATACATGATAAAACATGGATTCGTTTACGTCACGGTTAGTCTCTCGGACAGTGGCACCAAAGGATGGAGCGAAAGCCAAATGCCAGGCCAGCTCCCCGAGGAAGCACGACCGCCGCTCGAACTGAATTTCGCACCGATATGCTCCAACAACACTTCCATCGGCGTGTTCATCGTCAAACCCACCGGAGTCATCGTCTACAGCCGTCGCGGCGGCGGGCAAACCTCCGACAATCGTTATGCAACCATGATGTGGCCGGCCGCATGACGGATCTCGTCATCGCCATCGTCGGCGCTATCGGCGCGGTCGTCGGCGCACTGGTCTCCACCCTCTCGGCCGCCGCGAAGAACAAGATGGAAGCCTACAGGCTCGCACAGAAGATGCAGGCCGACAACCAACGCCTCTGGCAATACAACCGGCAACTCATCGACCACATCTACCGCCGCGCCCCACCACCACCGCCGGAACCACCTGAAGACCTTTTCAACGACTAGGACGGAGCCAACATGAGCGACATCATCTGGAAAGGAAGCCCGAACCACTACGTGGGCCGCAACGGCTACGGCGTCACACACATCACGCTGCACATCATGGTCGGATACCTCGCCGGCACCGATGCCACGTTCGCCAACCAGTCGAGCCGGGCATCGGCACACTACGGCGTCGGCGCGACCGGAGAGATCCACCAATACGTGTCGGAACTCGACGGCAGCTATTCCGACGCGAACTACGCATCGAACAATTCGACCATCAGCATCGAGCACGAGGGCGGCATGGCCGACGGCGCGGTATGCACCCAGGAGTGCATCGACGCAAGCGCCAGACTGTGCGCCGACATCGCGAGAAGGTACGGATGGAAAAAACTGTGGCACGACGGCCTGAAAGGCAATGTGTGGCTACACAGGGAGATTCCAGGCACCGACCACCTCTCATGCCCGGACCTCGCGCCCAACGGACTGCCATACAGGCAGATCATCGATCAAGCAAACCGAATCCTTGAAGGAGGAACCATGTCCAACGCAGGCGACGAAGTATGGAACTGGGCATACAAGCCCAACGGAAAGAACGCCACACCGGGCGGCAACATGTACAATCTGCTCACCTACGAGCTGCCGCAGCGCATCCGCGACAGCATCATGCAATACAGCTACAAGGGCTCGGCACCGGGCGGCAACGTCTACAACACCATCTGCTTCGAGATCCCCGGAATGCTGAAACAGCTCACCAAGACCATAGAGACGCAGCAGAAGCAGATCAGCGAACTGTCCGAAAAAATCAGCAAGCTGGAAGAGGCGACGAAATGACCGACACCACGGAAAACCGACTGCCGACGACCGACGCGACGGAAGAGGATGCGATGCCCGTTTCCGCGCAGATCACGGCCGCCAACGATAACGACGCCGAAGCAACGACGCCGAGAATCGATGGCGGCACAATATCCAGATTCGTGATCCTGCTGCTCGCGCTCATCAACCAAGCATTGACCATGCTCGGCCATCCTGTGCTCAACATCGATGACACGACCATCACGCAGCTCGTGAGCCTAGCATGGACCGCCGGCAGCGCAATCTGGTGCTACTGGAAGGACAACGACGTGACGAAACGCGCGCGAGTCAAGAAAGCCAGATTGTCAGCCCGCCACGCGGCCTAGATAAGACGGACGGCCGCCGTGGCCTCCCTCAGACGGCCGTCCGGCATGGCCACGTAATGCTCCGTGGTCTCCACCGATTCATGGCCGAGCAGTTCGGCGACCACGAACAGGTCATGAGTCGCGGCGTAGGCCGTCGTGGCGAAACGGTGGCGCAGCGTGTGGGCCGCGTATCCGTCCGGCAGCAGGCGGCTGATGTGGTCACCGATATAGGACTCTTCCACATGTCCGCCGAAGCGGCCGGGGAACAGATACCCTTGCGTCTCCATGACGGTGTTCGCCAGGTCGTCCGGCAACGGCACGATGCGCTGTTTGTCGCCTTTGCCTCGCACGATCAGCGAACGGCCGGCGCTGTCGGCCACGACGTCATCGCTGTGGATGCGGGCGATCTCGCCACGCCGCAGACCGCACTCGGCTGCAAGTCGGATCATGAGCTTTTCCGACGGCGTGGCCTGCTCCATCGCCGTCGTAATGTACCGGTCCGGGCATGGCCGGGGATGCGCGTGGGGCTTCTTCACCCGCGGCACGTCCAGACTCGGGTCGTCGGCCCGCCGGCCGCTTTTGTGCAGCCAACGGAAGAACGACGAAATGGTGTTCCGGTACGCCTTGCGCGTTTCCGGTTTCCATTGCTGCCGTGCAAAGACCTGCACGATCTGCTCCGTGGTCACGTCTTTGGGACCTGATGGCATGAGCAGTGCCGCGAGATGCGCCATCTTGTATCGACGGCTTTTGATTGTCTGTGCTGATAGGCCGGCCGCCTTGAGGGTGTCAGTCCACCCTTCGATGCTTCTGCGCCATGGGACCGGTGCGCTGATCTTGTTTCTCAT